CTACTCCCTTACATTCATCAGGGATAGTCGATACACTTTATTCATTATAATATTCAAAAATCCAAGTATTTTTATAAGGACTTTTTACTTGTCCATTTAATCTTGTTGTTATAGAAGTTTTACCATTTTTAATCCCACAAGCCTTAGCACAAGAAATAATAGTATCAAATATATCTATTTCATTAGTAATTATATTTATTCTTTTTATTTTCTTTGCCATAGGGTTTTTAGCACCTAATTTTGTTTGTCGAATTTTTTCTTTAATAACTTCCATTTCTTTTTCAGTTTTTGATTGATAAGTATTTCCGCCGCATTTAGAAATAGCATCGGTTTCATTATATCCATTTTGAACTGAATTATAATATTGTATCCAATATTGTTCTTTTTTATTTAATTCATCTTGTGTTTGAGCCTAATCAATTTGTTCAATAATAAAATTATCTTTTCCATATTTTCTAATAGCTCTTGCAAAATGAGTGTTTAAAATATTATTTAGAGCATCATTTATATGACGATGAAATCTATCTTGTATTGGTCTAATTGTTTGACCGATATAAACTTTGTTGTTTTGAACATTTGTTATTTTGTATATCCACATTTTTATTCACAAATGGAGTTATAATTTCATCAAAATTATTAGGTAATGTTAATGCTTTATCAATTTCATCCATTAACATATTAATAGATTGTTGATTTGTTAATTTATATCCTCTCATTTCTCTCCTTTTATTTAATGTGAATATTATAATGAATCTTAGCACGGTCTCATCCCAGTGGGACCTAACCGTTAGCCGCATTTTGCGACACCCTCGGGCGAGGTTCAAAAGGTTTTACATGAGCTGTAGTTTGCACTTACCCATGGTGCTAAAGAAAGTGGTTGGATCTTTTGGATCATATCCTGCATTTCCGCTCCAGTCAACGTTAGCATAATTTGGATAAAGTCTTTTTGCTGTTGATTTAAGAGCAAGTCTATATAAATCATAATTTGGTGTTCCTGGCTCTTTATTAACACCTTTCATCACTTGAAAAATACCACATGGGAAAATCGGTGTTTTATGGAATTTTCCGTTACCTTTAATAGAGCCTTCAAGTAATGCTTTTATTACCATACGTCCTTCAGGAAGTGTGCAAGTTCCGTAATTTATTGAAGTGAACGGCAGCTGGTTCCCGCTTCGTGACTGGAGTGTATTAAGATTATGATACATTCCTTCAACTGCTTGAACTAATTCTTTTTGTGTCATATCTAAAGCATATTTGTATACTTTATCATAATTACCACCATCATCTGCATAATTGGTATAATATCCATAATCATCAATTGGAATATTGATTATTTCATTATATCTGTCATCATCTTCTAATAAACTATCAAAATTCCAATCATCACATTCACAAAGATATTTCATTCCGTTTTTATAATGTTTATAAAAACTTTTACGAACATAAGACACCATTGTCCAGTCTAAGTGTGTAGCACTTACTCCACCAAATTGTTGTAAACTCTGAAGTTGGAATAAAACTGCTACTAATTGCATCGCAGTATTAACAGAATTTGCGGGACGCACATCTGTTTGACGAGTATTAAATCCTTTAGCTAATAAATCATCAAAAGGAATAGATAAACAGTTGTGCATACCAACTGCATATGCGTCTAAATCATGAATATAAATTTCATTATTTAAATGATTTTCACGAGCCATTTTTGACATACAATTATCAAGTGCATATTGTTTTGCAATAACTGAGTCAAATTCACCGCGGCGACCGCCAAATGAATGCTCATCAACATTGGCATTTTGATTATCAATACGAGATCCTGTAAGCTTTTCACGGGCAGCCCGCATCATTTTATTATTCCAGTTTCTTTCTTTTGTTCGTTGTTCACGATATTTAATGTAAGCTTTAGCTACATCTTTTCTTTTGGTAGACATTAATCCATTTTCTACTAAGTCTTGAATTTCTTCAATCGAAAGCGGCTGGGTTTCTTCTTCACAATAACCTTCAATATAATTAGCTATATTCTCAGCTTTTGTTTCTGCATACTCAGAAATCTATCCATCTACCGCTTTAAATGCTTTCAAAATAGCATTTTTAATTTTTTTTGTATCAAAAGGCATTTGTCTATTGTCTCTTTTGATTACATAAATCATAGTATATCCTCCTAATTAGATAAAATATTTTTAGGGTTACTATATTATTTAAAAATTGCGTAATATAATTATTTATTTTTGACCAGAATAATGAAACTGCTTTTTGTTTTCTCTTGATTTTAAATCGCACATTTCAGGATGTTCTTCTTCCATTTGTAATGCGCCTAAAATATTAAATGCGGCGGCTGATAGATGATCTTCATCATCCCACCCTGCAATATATTTAGCGAGATGCCTTTCCGCAGAGTCAAGGAAAGAGGATAACGGGATGCCTTTTAAATAATTAAAACGTCCATACTTTTTTGCACCTTCTTCATAAAGTATAGATAATCTTAGTAATGCAGACATAGGAAGAGAGAGCATGTCTCCCTTCCCCTCGTGCATATCTCTTACTGCTCCAGTTTCAAATTCGGTTCTTTCTCCAGAATCTTTAATCATATGATTATTGCTCCTTTACAGATATTCTTTCATGCTCAAGTGTTATATCACTATTATTAACTTTTACAATACGATATAATTGATGTGTTGGAGTAGCTTTATATGTTTTTGCTACAAAAGTATCTTCTCTGCGGTATCCAGTTATTAGGACTTTTGTTCCACGAGAGAACCATCCTTTTTCTAATACCTTTTTACTTCCATCGGTTTGAACTTCTGATATTTGACGATTAAACATAGCATAATACTCTTTAGTAAATTTAACAGTTACAACCCCATCTGTTGTTAAGACAGAAATAGATGCTTTAGTATTATCTTTACTAATAATAGTACCTGCTATTTTATATAATTTAAATATAGGTATATCTCTTCCCGCCCTTTTAAAGAAATAATCTACTTCAGGCTCATAAGATAAATTAAAGAAATTTGCAATACCATATTTATATTTATTAACATTTAATAGTTCATGCTCGTGGTAATAAAAACATAAACTTTCCATTTCCCATGCGGATATATTACCTGCCGCATATTTATTCCATGCTTCGTTAAACAATAATGTATTATATTGATTTAGAATTTCTTCTTGATTTTCTTTTAACCATTCTCTTGCTTCATCCATTTCTTTTTTATAGATTTTATCCCATTTAGTTTGGAGAATACAAGTAATACCGTTAATAACGTCTAATTCATCTAAGTCATAATATTGTGAATAAAATTCTAATGAGCCATCATCAAAAACATAATATTTGCCAACTTTTTTATTATCTTTAAGAAACTTATTAAATACAAATACTTGTTTTTGTTTATTCAACTCTTGTGGTACTAATCCGCTTTTTAACAATCCATTAAAATTTTGTAGAGTTAATCTTTTTTTAGGTTCGCACGCTAATAAGATATAATATGCCATAATTGCATAACGTGGATTTTTAACACAAATTTTTGATGCCCATTCATTATCTATTTTATCAAAAGCCCCTGATTTAATCAAAGATACCATTTGAGTTTTATTTAATGGGCAGCGTTTCATAAAATCAATAATTCCTGTATAAGGGCGGCCGTTAATAATTTGATCAATAACTGGCCCACCAATTTTGTTTACACCTTTTAGTCCAAACAAAATTTCATTATTTTCTTCATCTGGTTCAAAACTAAAACCAGATTTATTAATATCAATCAATGAAACATTAATACCTTTTGAAGTAATATCTCCAATAGCTTTAGCTAATTTAGAATAATCTGTTGTTTTTTCTATTTTTTTATTTTTATTTTGAATATCAATTAAATCTTGATAATCTTCTTGACTAAGATCGTCTTCAAATCTGGCGAGATACTCTTCAATTTGTTCATTTTCTTTATTATTGATTTCTTGTTCTTCTAATGAACCGCTATTTACAATTAAACATGCGGTATTCCAATAAATAGGATTCCAATTTATTGCAAGATAAATAGTTTGAACGCCAATAAATGAATAAGCTAATGCATGTATAACTGAGAATGAGTACCCCATCTGAGGTCCTACACCACATTTCCAAACATATTTGCCTAAAGCTGGACTTGAAGCCGTATCAAGAATTTTCTGATGTAATTCTGGAATCTTTGCCATTTGTTTTTTACCAACAATCTTACGAGCGGCATTAGCTTCTTTTAATGAGAAGTTGCATATGTGTTCATCCATTAACATTCGCATTAATTGTTCCTGTGATGGCGGCACTCCATAAGATTGTTTAAAATATGGCTCAAGAATAGTTTGTTCTTCTTTTGTTAAACCAGCCCGATTCATTTCTTGATACCATAATGATATATTATTTTTATAGCGGATATATTTTTCCATAGGTGTCTCTTCACCTTTTTCTGAGGTCATAAGTCGCATTAATCCATTGGCATCCGCCATTTCAAGGATTGTTTTAGGCTTAATCTTTTTTGCGGCTTGTGAACCAACAGCTGAATCAAACTGAAAAATATTTAATATATCATTATTTTGAAGGGCTTCCCATATTCTATTATTATTTAAAGGTAATACTTCTGGATGAAGATATTTATTATATACTTCTCTTAAAGAAAGATTTTTATCAATCTTATCATGTTTTTGAAGCAATCTAATAGTTTCAACAATCTTATCTTGAACTTCTGTTACAAGAAAATCATATTTAGTCATACCGCACGCTTCACATTTATGCAAATCCCATTGTGTTATAATTTCACCTTTTGGAGTTTTCATAAAACATCCAAATTCATATGGGTCTTCATCAAAAAGAATAACTCCAGAAGCATGACTACTTCTTTTATTTATCAATCCTTCTATTGCCATCGCAATATCTAAAAGACCAGGATATTTATTTATTTCATTAATAAAAGCTGTAATTGGTTTTCTGTCCTTATCTTTATTTCCATAAACAACATCTTTTAAAGGCCAAAGGAATCCTCTTTCACTTGGAATTAACGATGATAAATATTGAGCCGTATCCACATCTATTCCATCATGATAAATAATCTCACCAACTTCAGATTCAGGAATTAATCCACCGCCAGTAATTCTTGTTGTATATCCAGATCCTTGTCCTCTATATCCTCGACAAGCAGTGAGAATAGCACTTTTTGTTCCTTCTGTTCCGAAGGTAGCTATAAGAGTGCATCCAAGATTTTTCCTTGAGAGTTCATCAATTTCATTTGAAAAGTTTGCACCACGTTCCTCCTTTATTTTTTGAAGAATTAGCGGACGTTTTGAAGGACAAAGATCGAGATCTATATCACCAAGCTCAACGCGTTCTTTGTTGAGATAACGCCAGAATGGAAGATCCCATTTAATAGGATCAAGCTGAGTTATACCCAAGAGATAATGATTTAAACCTGAGCAAGATGAACCTCTGCCCGCACCAACTGTACTTCCACATTCCCAAAAAAGATCAACATAATGTTGAAGTGTAATAGGATAGCTAAACATATTAGTTCCAAGTTTTTCACTAATTGTTTTTTTAATATCTGCTTCTTCTTCAAGTCGAGATAAATATTTTGGATCTGCCTTTCCTAACTCACCTAATTTATATACGCATTGATTTACCCAATATCTTTCATAAATATCATCGCTTTTATACATAGAAGTTAATACTGGTAAATGCTTTTGAAAGTATTCTCCAACTTCTTCTTTTGGATAATCTTTAACTTTTACTTTTGGAATAGTCTGTTTATGTGCAATACTATAATTTTCAATTTTATTATAAATTTCGTATGAATTATTAACTAATTCATCATAGTTTAGTTCAGACGGAGCGATATTTTCTTTTATATCATTTTCATCTTGAAGATACGCATACTCATAAAAAGCGTCAACTTCACGCTCGCCACCTTTAGAATTAAGATATGCCTTATGAACAAATCTGTCTTTTTTTGTTAAATAATGGGCGTCTGTTCCTAATACCATTTTACATTTAAATGCGGCGGCTATAGATTTAAGACGTTTATTAACCACAATTTGTTCATGAGATTGACCTGGTGCACATTCAATATAAAAATCATTTCCAAAAAGTTTTTTACACCATAAAATAAAATTTACAATATTATTATGTGCTTCAGCAATTCCTATTGTGTCTTCATGTTTTTCAGCTTTTATGAGATTCAAAACTTGTGTAGACACCTGCCCGCCAAGACATGCAGTTGTTGCAATTAAACTATTTGGATATTTACTAACAATTTCTTCAAGATCATCATATGTTGTAGGCACTCTTTCAAGGCCTCTATCCCAATAGCTGTTCATCCATGCTCTTGAAGATAATTCTCTTAATGCTCTAAATCCAATTTTATTTTTTGCAATTAAAATAAAGTGATAATATTTTTGACCCATCTCGCGATTAGGCGTTAAATATATTTCATTACCCAATGCAACTTTAAAATCTGGATGTTCTTTTAGAATATCTTGAGCATAAAAATTAGCTTGCGGAGCACCACATACACATTCATGATCGGTGATAGCTATTCCGCTTAAACCAATTTCTATTGCTCTATCAATTAATGTTGGGATTTTGTTAATACAATCTAATAATCTTAAATTCGAGAATTCGCTATGAGAATGACATTCGAATCGTTTCACTATCCCGATACCTCTTTCATTATATTTCTTATAATTATATTATAATATAATAAAATAAAAAAGTCAAATGAAGACTTGCTCCATTTGACTTTATAAAAAAATAAATATTAGATAAAATTAATTGTACAATGGAGTATACCTCCTATATTATATCCTTGGTCAATTAGTTACAAAAACTTAATTTCCGTCCAATGGACTATACCTCTCTTTCATAATATTTATTTCTTACAATTATATTATACAAAAAATTTTTTTATTTGTCAAATTTTTTTTAAATTTATCTATTATAATATTCTTGTTCGTTTTCAGGTGTTAAAAGAAAATGTGTTGTTTCTAATTTTAAATCTTCAAAAGTATAATCTGCGTTATATGGTATTCTAATTAATGGAGTATTATGTTCAAAACAATATTTATTTTTTAATAAATCATTTTTTCTTGTAATGTCAAAATTTTTTTTATTATTCCAACTTTCATTATTTCCCTCATAAAAATAGGTAAAATGTTGAGAACCATCAAATTCGATTAAATATAGCAAAGTGTTATTATTTTTATTAAAAACTGCAAAATCAAACATTAATTGATCACATTGTCTGCCTGTAGAAGTTAAATCAGGAAATTTATATTGAGTTTTATAATTAATATATCCATTATCTAATAATTGGGCAATTTTACTTTCATTTAAACTAGTAATACATCCGCAGCTTTTAGTATCACCATTACGGAGATAATCTCCAAAAACAATAACATTTTTTCTACCACATTTTAAACAAGTACAATTCCAATATAATCCAGTTCGATCTTTTCTTGGACGTTCTTCCTAAGTTGCTTCTCTAATTACTTTTAAAAATCCATAAATTTTTCCAGCTTCATCTTTTTTAACACTATCACGCATTTTTTTCATACGGATGCAACCACAATTTGTAGATCTTCCTGCTCGAAGATGTGTTCCATCAACATCTTTTTCTTTCCCGCAAGCAGTACATTTACAATGCCATTTTGCTCGTCCATTTTTAGTATTTTCTGCTCTATATAACACATGCCAATAACCAAAATCTTGACCTGTTAAATCAATTAATTTACTCATAAATTTTTATCCTTTCTATATTTATTTCTATAATATATAAAAATTATGAGCAGTAAATTATATATTTATGTCCTGTATAAATAAAAAATTTTTATCTTACCCATACTAGTTTTTTTGCAGCGCGAGTTGCAGCCGTATACATCGCTCTAGCATGTGTTTCTTTATCATAAGGGAAATTTTCTTCAAGAACCACTACATTATTCCATTCGCTACCTTGTGCCTTCCAAAATGTAATTGCATAAGCGTAAGCAAATTCTTTCGGAACTATTTCTCCATATCTAGGGCGAAGTCTACCTAATTCGTAAGATAATCTCCAGTCACAGCATTTTTCACCAGTAATAATCATTTGATGATCCATTTCAGTATTTTCATATATATCATTCGTTTCAGGAACTATGATATTTCCTACTAAAACATCGAATTTTCTTATATTACTTTTTACAAATCTTGGAATTTCCCTCCAAGTTTGAAAACTATTTGAAAGAATTCCGATAGTTCCATTAATAAGCGCATCGCCATTTAAACTCAAATCTTCCCAATAATTTCTAAGGCAAATAATTTTGTCTCCATCAACAGGCCCCTCAAACCTACCTTGCAAAGTTCGCATTTGATTATTAATACTATGACGTTTTGCATTTGTTGCGGTAAGAATTTGATCTCCCCATTGTAATATTCCTGTATTTAAATTAGAAGAAGGGATAATTTTTACTTCATTCCCATTAAAATATTCAATCGGTTCTTGATTTCTAATTTTCATAGTAAGCCGAATAATTTCAGATTCTTGCGCTTGCCGCATAATTTCATCAAGAAAAATATGCGGATGGTCTAATAAATGATTATCTTCTTCTTTGTCTATTGGCGGAAGCTGAAATGGGTCTCCTAAACAAATTACATAAACTTGATGTTTAAATAGCAAATCCATAAGTGTTTTAGGAGCCATAGAAATTTCATCTACTACAATTATTGTATAATCTATATGAGGTTTTGGCTTCCTAAAGAATCCACCCGTAGGTTTAGGAATACTTTCATATAAAAGTTTATGTAATGTGCAAACATTTTTATTACCTTTTTTTCGTAAAACCTCAGCCGCTTTACCAGTAAATGCACAATAACAAACCTTATCTTCATCAACGTCAAGTGCATTAATTATAAAGCGCACAAGCGTAGATTTACCACTTCCTGCATAACCACTAATTACTGTATATTTTTTCCCAGCTTTATATCTATCTATTGAGATTAGTAACCCTTCTGCTTGTTTTCTTGTTAATTCCATATTTTCACCTTTAACTTTCTTTATATATATTATAATAAAAAAAATGTAAAAAGTCAAAAATAAAAAGCGCATTAAAAAAATCCAAATGCACTTTTTATTTCTGTAGACGACCACCCGCGTGCCACTCAGTTAAAAGAAATACTTAGAAGAATCTATAATTTCATAATCCTACATAATGAGCTGTGGATAAACCTGTCCATTCCACTAATTAGCATTACATTTACATATTGCATTTACCTATAAATATCCTGTAGTAGTAAAATTATTTATATCCTATTCAGTTCCATTAAATTTAATAATAGATAATCCATTTAATAAATTAAATTTTAAAGTATTACTTTTCATAATTTGAAAATTAGAATTGGTAATTTTGAAATTTATATTAACATATGCTCTATCTATGTCCTGTCCCCAATAATCATTCATTCTAGCAATATCTAAAATTATTTGATTATTGTTATCTGTTTCTCTAAAATTATAATCAATACGGTAAATAGGCTCAACAGATACATTTTCTAATTTTTTATCAATATAATGAAGAAAATCATTAACAGAACTTGCCTAAATTCCAAGTCCTGCCGCATTATCATGTCCTTGTACATAAATTACACCTGGACACTATTCAAGAATTTCTTTAAAACTATCAATGCCAGTTTTTGTATATCCGCGCATTGACCCTTCATAAGTCTATTTTCCTTCTCTATTGGTTCTTGTTAATAAACAACATGGTCTTTGATATTTTGCCATAAATTTATTTGCAATTAAACCACGAATTTCAGGATCAATTTGACCTGGTTCTAATAAAAATAAAAGAATTTTATGGTCAAGCATATTATTAATTTCAATCATTTTTTCTAGCATCGCTAAACCAGAATCTTCAGCTCTTGTTTGTCTATTTTTAACATTCGTAACTGTTCTAATTGCTTGTAAAATTAATTTTTCTTTCTAACCTAATTTATGTCCACGTTTATTTGAAATAACTTCTTCAAAAGCTTTATGGTTTAACATAGAATTAAAAAGTAATTTTTTCTATTCCATAGTCCCACTTCTAGTAATAGCGTTGACGAAAGGTACAATAAAAAATGCGGCACCCATTGAAGTGCAACCCATATTAGGATCTGCTGAGATATAATCAGCTTTTGATAAAGGAAAAGAGTTCTTATCAATCATATAATCAATAAAAGGATTTTTTATATTCTATTTTTGGAAGCCTTTAGTAATTAAATATCTAGTTTCAAAAGAACGTAAAGACATCATATCTCCACAATTACCAAGAGCAACTAAATCCAAGAAGTTATTTGCATAATTTACATTTAATATGTTATCTATATATCTACAAAATTGCCAAGTCACCCCTACTCCAGATAATTCTTTATTGGGATAATTAGATAATTGATTATTAATAGTTATTGCATAATTACTAATTTTTGGAGCTAAATGATGGTCTAAAATAAGTACATCTATTCCATGATTATATAAATCACAATGATATTTATAATCATTACTACTTGAATCTGGACAGATTACTAATGAATATTTATTTTCATCTATAATTTCTTGATAACAATCTGATAAACCATGTTGTTTGCTATCGTGCATTTTCCAACTTAAATATTGCTATACCCAAGTTGGAAATATTTTATATAGATAATTTATAAGAAGTGCGGCAGAGGTATATCCATCACAATCACAATCTACAATAATTACCGCATTTTGATTAAATTGAATTTTATGTAAAATAGTAAATAATCCTTGTTTTAAATTTTCCTCTCCTAATAATAATGGAGAATTTATATCCTAGTCAGATAAATTTATATAATGTAAAATATCTTTTTCTGCAATCCCCCTATTAAATAATATTTGTTGAATTGTAGAAAAATTTTGATTTGGTTTACTTATTAATTGGTATTTCATTTGATATTCTTCTTCCTTAGTTTAATAATATTTTTCTTTTCTATATATTATAATAAAAAAAGACGGAATTGTCAAATAAGTTCCGTCTTTACTCTATGATTATTCTATTTTTAAACAGTTCAATAAATTTATCTTTACCTTCATCTATTGGGCTTGATTTATATTGCAATAAATCATTTTTATCAAATAAATACGAAATATTTACATAATTTCCATATTTATTATATAAAGTTTTTAATTTTATTACCCATTTTTGCCATTCCTTATCTCCAATTTTTTGAAACTGTTTATCAAAAGCAATAATAATTTCTTTTACGCCAAGAGATAAAAGAAGTTTAACTTGATAGTTAATTAAATTGCTACCGCAACAAGCGACACTAATATCTGATTCTTGCCCAAAATAAGACGCATATAAAAGTGTAGATTTTTCGCCTTCAAATACTATTGCTTTTTGAAATTGAGAAATTGCTTTTTTACTATTATTTAAATTATATAATGAAAAACCGAGCGGATGATTATACATTTTCCCACCAATTATAGCAGGTCGATATTTACCATAAACTTCATTTTCTTTTATTAAAGTTCTCTCTCTAATACCAATAAGATTGCCATTTATATCATAATGAGGAATTACAATTCCTTCACTAATTGGGTTATAACAAATCCCTCTAGCTTCCATTATATCAAATGCTATGTTCTCTTTTTCCCAGGGGATAATGTGCGGATGCGGCAAATATCTTAAAGCTTTATTATCATAAGTTTTTAATTCTATGATTTGAGGCTGGCTTTTCTCTCTATTTCTTTTAAAATTATTAATAAGTTTCCAGTCTTCGCTAGTATCCTGATTATCTTCAAAATCAAAAGTTTCTGCGGTATAGCCAAAATATTTTGCTACAAAAGTGATAGCACGAGATAAAGAAAAATTTTGAATACCTGCATTTTTATTTACTTTTAAAACTAATTCATATATATCAAATGACGCATCTCCGCAACCAGTATAACAATGAAATAGGCGTGTATTAGAATAATAATAAAGTTTATGGCTGTCCCCGCCATGACAAATTGTGCGGGCGGTGAATAACCCATTACCCATAATTGGTTCACCGCCCAGTTCACTTACAAGATCAAATACTTCTTCTATTGTTAAATTTTCTTTAAGAGTGTCTTTATTATATTTGTACATTATCTTCTTTTATTTCTTTTAAAGGACAATTTGGCATGCGTTTTTCAAGTATGTTAAAATTATAACCACAAAATTCATTTGTCACATAACAAGTTGGATAATCCCATATATCATCATAATCATACAGGGGACAATCTGCACAGCACAGTGGCATTTCTATATTTAATATTACCATATTTCCTCCTTAAAAAAATTATTTTAATAAATATGGAAATTTTTCTTTTAATTCTTCTAAAGTAAAAAGGCGATCTTCATCAATAGCATAATGTAGCCACCAGTTAATCTCGTCCCAGGCCATACCACCAAGAAGACTTTTTTTATCTTCTTCTTCCATATGTTTAAAAAATTTTAAATATTCTTTTTTTGTATGGTGTTTCATTAAAATGCACTACTTTCTATTTTAGGTGTAACATGAATTTTTAAATCTTCTATATCTATCAATTCATAATTATAATTAGTTACAAAAATAGGATCAATCCTACAAATTCCTCTATCAGATTTACACCAAAGTAAAATATCTTTATAGCGGCCGCGTCTATTTTTATAAACAGATTTTTTAATGTCAGGCATTTCTATTCCCATTGAATTGACGATATTTTTTAAAGCTTCTCTATCATCATCACTTACTTGAAGCAGAATTTCACCTTCATCAATTTTATCTGCAATAGCTTTAGCTCCTCTTAATAAATTTTGGTCGTAAATTTGTGCGCTTCTATATTCAGCATTTAACTGAGTAGCTGACATAATAAAGACACCATATTCATTACAAATGTCTTTTAATCTAACACTAATCATAAAAAGAATATTATCTTCTCTTAATCCTCTAACTCCCGCCTTTGAACTAATTTCACTAAGAATTTTCATACTTGAATGAATATAATCCATAAAAATATATCTAGTATCATATTGACGAATACCAAACTTAATTGTATTTTCAATATCTTGTAATGAAAAGTCTGGAAGCTTTTTTATATATAAAGGGCTTTTAGAAAGGATTGCCGCGGCTTCCGTTACTCGCTCCCACTCATCTCCAACATATGTATTCTCAAGAATATGGTCTTCATTGACACCAGAAAGAAAGGCAATCATCATAGTTTGAATTTCATCTTCTTCCTGCTCTGTTGTAATAAATTGAGTAGGTTCACGAGTTCCATTATCTTCCCACTGTCTAGTTTCAAGATTATAAATTTTATTACAAGCAATAGAACAGGCATCCGCAATCATAGAACGAGTTTTTCCTACGCCAGTAGCAGCAGACCGCAAATAAAACTTTTTTAATCTAGCCCCGCGGTGAATTGCATTAACTAATCTACCATATAATGGGTATCCAATTTCTGGATTTATTTTTAATCTTTCAAGCAATGCTAGCGCGCCATCGCCCGCCTGAACTACACCATCTTCTGAGTTATCTACATATTTAGCTTTGATTTCATCTATTTTATCATTAATGACATTAGCAATTTCATTAATTGGAGTATTATCAAACCAAGTCTCTTGTGCTTCTTTCTTTTTAATATCTAATATATTATCTGGATCATAAAGCCAAGATAAATTCATTCCAATTTTATTATACATTCTTAATAATGTCATTTTTTTCATTCGATTATAATAATAATCAAATGCTGCAAGTTGGCACATTTCTTTAATATTTTCTAAATATTCAGGACCTTTATTTGTTTTATAAATTGCATATTTTTTAGGACGCTGCTCTAAATATTTTTCTATATCTTCAATAGATATTTGTTTTGCGCCAAGCTGATGAAGATTATGAATTGAACCAAATAAAATTTTATGAAATTCTTGAGGAAAATCTTCTTCATTAAATTTATATTTATCTTCTAAATCTAAAAGAGAAGGATTTATAAACACATCTCCAATAACTTGCATACAAGCAGATATATCTACATATTTTGAACTCATTTATTCCTCCTCTTCTAGCCACATATGCGGCGGCCGCACATATACTCGTGGTGATTCTATGCTTATAGTTCTTACTTTTGGTAATGTAAAATTTGAAATATCTTTTTCTTTATTTATTAATTGCGCTTGATATAGTGCATAATAGTAATTTAATGCTTGTTTATATATATAAGGAATAATTCCAATACTTCCATTACTTTTGTCAAGTGAATTACCTTCTTTTTCATAATACCACTTAAGTGTTTTTAACATGCCACTATAAGTATATTTATTTTCTTTTACATACCTTTCCGCAAGTTTTTTAGTTAATATATAATTATAATCTTCACCAAATAATTTTTTAGTATAATCATAAAAAGCTTCTATATCTCTTTCTTCTTGAGACATATTAGCAACATGCTCTTTCCAACAATCCATATGAGCATATCTACGTGCAGAAACTTGTTTTGTAGGTTCTTTATCTCTATCAAAATATTTTCCACAATAAAGACATTTAACTTGGTGCATAAAAATACACTTCCTTTTTAATTTTATATATTTATATTATAATATAAAAAATAAGACTTGTCAAAAATAATAATTTTTGACAAGCCCTAAAAATATATAATTATTCTGATTTCGTCTCATTGGAAAGTAAGAGAAGATCATCATAAATTAGAGAAAGGGCTTCAACCTGTTCTCTTGAGCATTGACTCATTTTTTGACCTCTACCAAGATAGCGGTCTGTGATTTGAACAATACGTGGCTGATAAAACTCTTTAAAGACTTCATCAGAATTATTATCAATCATAGCTGTAATGAGTGCATTACAGTTTTTCATTAATTCATCAAAATTAAGATTTTCAGTGGTATCTTTATAAAGATTATTTCTTTTATCTGTAAAGAACTCTTTACCATCTTCACTTGCTTGTTTATCTATTGCTTCACTAATTGCAGCAACTAAATTATCATATGAAAAATCAATATAATCTGGAGTATATTTAAATCTTGATCCAGCTTCATATCTAGGTGTTCCGCGCATAAAGAGTTTTGTTAAATTATTACCATCTTTATCTGTGACAATTCTAGAATATCCAATAATATCTGCCATTCTAGCAACAATATTATTTGCTCTTTTGTCAAGAGTTGGAACAATTTTATTATATTCATTTCCCGCCTCATCTTTAAAAACTTTATCTGTGGCATGGGAAATAAGAATAAGACCATAATCCATCATAACAATAGAACGTAAACACTCATCAAATTCTTTGGCAACCATTCCATACCCTTTACCGTATGGAATATCACTAATGCTATCTACTCCATATCCGCCATCTGGACGAAGGGCATTATCACAAATATACTTTGTACAATAATCATATGCAATATCACAAGTATCAATAGTAATTGTATAGAACTTTTCTTTTGCTTTAGGATCTTTTAACTGTCTAAGAACTTTTCTAAATTCTGCCCAGTTATTGATGGGCTGTGCCATGACTCCAGGAATGGCATTATAACCTTTTTCAAAAGCTAAAAGAAGATTATTTTCAAATTTTGATGCGGTTGTTGTTTTTCCGCTTTTTGGTTCACCATAGAAAAAGACTGAATATCCGCGAAGATTTCTACTTACTTGATGCGGCTAAATTTCAAAAATATTAATATCTGCCATATATAAAATCCTTTCTTAAGAGAAAGGGAGAATAAATCTCCCTTTTATTAGAAAATAAAGTTACCTTCAGGAACTGCGGCTCCCTGGAAAGTTGTTCCACCAGCAGCCTTAGTAGCCTGACGTTCATTATATCTCTTTTCAATTTCTGCCAGCATAACCTGACGATTCTGAACCATCTTATTGACATCAGATGCAGTAAGGACATCTTCGTTACCAAAATCATAAGGAACTTTTGCACTACCAGTAATCAAATATTCACGGCTTTTTCTTTCATAAGTCTGAACAGCGGTTTCACCAAATGCAGATTCCTCAATTTGTTCAACCTTAATTGTCATGCAATTAATTTTTCCCCAAAGCTTTGTAAAAACGGGGTTTGCAGGTGTTGCATCAAGATTTTCAAAATATTCCATTCCCATCTTATTACGAATTGTAAAAGAAACAGGAAGAATAACAGGACCATATCCAAAGATAGCTCCACTAACTGTTGTGAAATCTTCAAAAATATTATTTTCTTCATTAGCATCAACATGAGTTACCTTATTAATAAGCATGTCTGCCGAAAAAGTATTTCTTTCAGACTCCGCACCAAGTTCATTTACGATAGAGCAAAAACCATCTTTATTTCTGATTGCGGTAACCTTTGAACCATCTCCTGCAATAAAATCATTAAGTGCGATAGAAACACCTGTACACTGAACCATAAAAGCGTTATCTTTTCCGCCGTTAATCCAAGCTTTCTCAGGATTATCAATAATTCTTTTAAGGGCGGTATATGTATTATTTGTCTGACCGCTTTTATATTTTTCAGTTACACAAGTATAATGAATAGTAATAACGTTCAGACCTGCTTCATCAACTGCAATATCCAGGTCTCCCGCAATATACTTAGTACCAGGATTCTTTGAATTTTCCCCAGATACTCTTACAGAAAGCTGATTAAAATTACTACCTGTACTATAAACACGTCCTTCAATCTTTTCTGTATTAATAAATTTTGCGTTTGCTTTCATTTTTTTCTCCTTATTTAAAAATCAACTTTTTCTGTACTATTATATTATAATAAAATTTTTTTTATTTTTCAAACTGATAGTTTTTCCCAGCTTCTGTTAAAGAATACTGCACAGGATCTTTTCCTGTTTTTTCAACATAACCATCGTTTACTAATTTTCTCATAGACCCTGCGATAGAACGACCACTAGTAAAAAGAGCTTCAGCCGCTTCTTTAGATGTAAAAACATTAGACATCTTTTCTACATTCTCTTGCATCCAAGAAAGAAGTTTTGCTCCGTTCTCTGTCATAGCACCAGAGTTTTTTACTTTACCATTTTTTAGTTCAGTAAAAAATTCTAAAGCATTATTAAGTTCTTCATCTGAAAAATTAAAAGTTTCTCCTGAATCAAAAATAACTGTCTCAACAATTTGAATAAATACTTCTTTTTTAGTCATATGTATTTTTCCTTTTTTATTTTTTATTTTTCATAAATATATTATAATATATTATTTTTTATTTTTCAAATTAAGAAAAAATAAGCTCCTCAGCGTAAGGTAATGATTTAGCCCATTTTATAAAATTATTTTTAGATGAATCATCTTGGCCGCTCCACTCATTTAATTTATGATTTTCACGTTGATGGACAATAGTCCTAATAACTTCATAATTAGCTGTCCATGTACGAGTTTGTAACCAGCTTTCTGGCAGCCACCGCACAAGTTCTTTCCAATATTTCTTATCTTTTGTTTCAAGATATTTTTGACGAAGAAACTCAAGCTGTTCAATCATCAATTCAGATAACATTTCTGTTGTATTACCTTGATAATATTCTAATTCTGTATTAAAATCATCGGTTTCAAAACAATCTAAAGTAATTGGTTTACTTGTTAATTTATGCATGGTAGAAGTGCTATTGGCGGTCGTTCCAATCTTATAAGTGTCCATCTATTTCCACCAATAAAGCGGGGCTGTAATATCAACAGAAACAAAAATTTGTCTTAAAAATTTACGATGTTCTGAACCGCCTTTAATAAGGGTTTGAGCAAGTTTCATATCATTAGGACCTATTATAAAGCCATCTGGTTGTGAACAATTTCTTGTTTGTGGATCTTGTTTACAATTCCTACAATATTTATCTGTACACATATAACTATCACTTTTATCCCAACTGTTTTTAGGATTTCTAAGCCCCCTAAAAGCATTTTCGAAATTATATACCTAAGTGTGTTCAAATTTCATCTTCTAAATACCTCCATCTTAACTTTTCCTTAGAGATTGGATGTTTTCCTGCAGTAGGGCGCCCACCTCTACAGCATCTTTGAATATTTTGTCTTGCAATTCCACACCAATCAGATGCTTCTCTACATGAAGGAAAAATCTATTGAGTGTTTAAACATCGTACAGCTTTTGCCATAGGATTGTTTCCTCCATATTTTTTATTTCTCATAACTTTTAAAGACTATTCTGAATGATGTTTTCCATAAAAGGGATTATTTTCACCAGCCGTATCAGGGAATATTCCTCCTCCAATGGAAATATTATATCCATATTTTTGATCTGTGCTATTATATTTATTAATCATTTTTATTTCTTCTTTATCTGCCTACTATTTATTAAGTTGAGACTATAAAATAATATGCTAAAAATTATTCCATCCATATTTGCAAATGGCATGATAAAAATGAGCGCTACCTTTATATGCCTATGGAGACCATCTTTTTTTTATATTACATGTCTGACCTATATACACTTTGTTATTAATTTTATTTTTGTGCATATATACAACATACTCTTTCATTATGTTTTATTACCTTTCGTTGTATTTAAACCAAATTTATCGCTTTGATACATTTCTATCCAAAATCTTTCTTTCTCATTTAATAAATTTCTTGAACATTCTTCTAACAATTCAAAAGAAAAATTCCATACGCCATTTTTTTGCATATTATTATATAATTTATTAGTTGCGGAAGCCTCAATACCTAAGCCGCACTTACAATGATCTTTCCAACGTTTTGATATATCTACGCTTTGTCCAATATAACACTATTCAGAATTTAAATTGGTAATCTTATAAATACCGCAAATTGTTTTTTTACCCAATACTCTATCACATAATTCAGTCATTTGTTTTTGAAAATATTGTGTCCATATAAGTTTACTTAAAACAACAGGTTTATGGAAAGAGGCTTTTAAATTTTCTAACATTTTTACATCTGCTAAATCCGCATCATTAATAGATAATTTGTAAAAATTTATTTTATCTTTTTTCTATTGTTCGCGGAGACGCGCTTCAACACCTGCACTCAAAGAAGCTTTTATTTTATCAATATCATTTTGTATTTCTTGTTTTTCTTGAGTAGCCGATTCTCTAATATTATTTAAATCCTAATGAATAGCTTCAATTTCTGAAGATGCTTCTGCATTAGCTTTTTCAATACTTAACTAGGCTAATTTTTTTTCTTTCTATAAATCTTCTTCTAATTCTTGTTGTTTATCTTTTTTAAATTGTGAAAGTTCTTCCTATATTTCTTTTTTCTTTTGATTTTCTGAATATATTAATTTATTTTTTTTCTATTGTAAAACAGTTATTTCTTTTCTTAATTGCTATGAATACTATTCTTGTTGTCTGTTTTTATTAATTTCAATTTGATTAGCTTTATAGAAGAAAAATAAACCACATATTAGAAAAACAATTCCTAATACTAAAAATGTCATTTTTTTCTCCAAGATAAAAAAGGTTAGATATTAAATATCTAACCTTGTAATAAAAAATTATTCCTCAGCGTTCGGATCAAATACACGACCTTCGTCTGTAAGTTGAATGAATTTAACCGGTTTATGTAGACCAGTTTCTGGATCTTCAATTTCCGCTGGGACACGAACCATTAGCGGTACCTCATTTTTATCTGCATCCTTATGACGCTGAAAAGCGGAAGTAACAATACCATTAACTGAACGAACAGAAAGACCTGTTGCATCCGCAATATCCTGTGCTGTAAAATCTTCTCCATCGTGTGCCTTTACAAAATCAAAAACAATTTTACTATTTTCCTTTAACATATTTTTCTCCTTATATTTTATTTAAATAATTGTTTTTCTATTTTTAAGATGAATTATATTTCATCACTCATATTTTTATTATACAAAAAATTTTTTAAAAAATCAAGAAAATATTTAGTGAATAAAATATTATTTTTATTTTTGCCTTGTTGTCTGAATACAACCATCTTATAAACTATTCATCTTTTATATATTTATATTATACACAAAATTTTTTTAATTTTCAATATATTGCTGTATAAAATCAGTTTCTGTAATAATTGGAATACCGCGAGTTTTTGCAGATTTATTTTTAGCAGATGTACTATTTATATCATTATTGATTAAAATATCTGTTTTACCAGAAATGGAATCAGAAACTTTACCGCCATGCGTTTCAATAACTGATTTTAATTCAGCTCTATTTTTAAATTTTGTAAGTTTTCCCGTAATGACAATAGTTTTTCCTGTAAGATTATTATTTATTTGATTGTTGTTTACAACAGAGGCTTCTATATTTAAAATTTTAGAAAGTCTATCAGCTTCCGCATAATCAAAATTTTTTAAACTATTATCCATTTCTATTCCAAAATTATCTAATTCATAAAAATGATAATTTTTATCTTTTATTGCTTCACGAAAATCTTCATAGGTTTCAAAATAATTAGCTAAATCTTTAGCAACTGCTTTACCTATGAGAGGAATGCCAATAGCAGATATAAAAGCATCTAAAGTTGTATGTTTTGAATCCTCTATTGCATTTAAGATTTTAGTAACTGATTTAATTCCGAAGCCAGGTTTAAGTAAAAAGTCCGACTTATATCTTTCGGAAATGTGATATATGTCTTCTATAGATTCTATCCATCCCCAAGTAATAAATTTTTCAAAAGTTGCTTTTGATAATCCTTTAATATTAAGCCCCTTTTTTCCACAAAAGTGATCCAGTTTATTAACTAACTTTCCTTCACATAATTTGTTTTCACAATAGACATTTATAACTCCATCATTACTTGTTTTATAATCTACCTCACCGCCGCATATAGGACACCTTTCAATAACATCATTAGCAGATACTCCACCATGAGCAATCACGTAACCATAATCATATTTTGGTCCAGCTTCTGCAATTTGAGGGATAATTTGATTTGCTTTATAAATTTGAAGAGGCTCACCCACGTAAGCACAATCGCCAAGAACCTCTTTCATAATACTAACATTATGAAGTGATGCTCTTTCTACTGTTGAACCATCAATATCAATAGGATCAAATACAGCAACTGGAGTTAAAATACCAGTTCTACCCATTGTCCATTGAATATATTTTAGACGGGTTGGATAAGTTTCATCATAAAATTTATAAGCTAATCCGCCTTTAAAATGATGGTCTGTGCGACCTGCCGCATTATATTCTGCAATATTATCATATTTAAAGACAATACCGTCAATGGGGTATATAGAATATTCTTTGAAAAAATCTATTACAATATTAATTAAAATTGAATTTTTTCTTACTTTTACACGAAAAGGAACAATTTCAAATCCTAGATCTTTAATAAAATCTAATTTACAACTTAAATATTTAGACACAGATCCCTCTGTATTAAAAGATGTTATAACATCCCAAGCTATAAAAGTAAGTTTTCTTTTTGCACATTCTTTTGAATTAAGCAATCTTATACTTCCACTAGCAAAATTACGAGGATTTTTATAAGTATTTTTAAATGATTCAAAATCTTTATAGGAACAAATAATCTCTCCATCAACAATAAGTTCATCTTTATAATCAATTTTATTAGGAATAGAAGGAATCACTAAAGCATTATGAGTAATATCTTCACCTTCTATTCCATTTCCTCTTGTTTCTGCGGAAACTAATTTACCATTAAGGTATCGCAAAGAACAAGTTAAACCATCCATTTTTGCCATAGCAATCCATTCATGGTCTCCCAAGAAAGATTTTATTTCTTCTATATCTTTTGTTTTATCAAGAGAAAGCATGGGGTGGTTGTGCCTGACTTTTTTTAATTCAGATACTTTTTGAAAATGAATTTTTTGAGTAGGAGAATCCTCAAAAATAATTCCAGTCTGGTCTTCCCATTCTTTCAGTTCAAAATAAAGTTTATCCCACTCATAATCAGACATAATGGGTTCACCTTTATCATAAGCTTCAGTTGCTTTATTCAACTTTTTAATTATGATACCAATATCTATTTTACTTTTCATTTTTATAATTTCCTTTTTCTTTTGATAAATAAATTATATTATAAATTTTTATAAAAATCAAGTGAAGGAAAAATTCCTTCACTTAAAATTTAACAATAGATGAGATATTGGATTTTATCATTATATTTCCAAAACTTGTTCGAGTTAATAAAGGTAAATCTGATGCGGCGATGCATATGGAACTTGGTTGTCCAGTTAATAAAATTGTATCTTTATTAGTTACTACTGTAGCTCCTGCAATATTTCCATATATAGCACTAGGTCTATAAATTACAAGACCTTTTCCGCCCCGTCCTTGTGTTGTGAATTCTTTAATTGAAGTTATTTTACCATATCCTTTTGTTGAAAAGATTGCAATATTATCCTCATTTGAGCGGATTGGTAATCCGACAATAACTTCATCATTTTCATCTAACTTAATAGTTTTAACGCCTGCGGCAATTCTGCCAACAGGATTTACATTTTTACTTTCAAAATGAATTGACATTCCATTTTTAGTAATAACAAGAATATCTTCTTCGTTAATAAACTCCACATTAGCAATAGAATCACCATCATTGATTTTAATTGCCGCGATTCCTGTACTACGTTTTACTTTTGTATATTCATCAAGGAATGTTTTTTTCATTAATCCTCGTTTTGTAAAGAATACCACATATTTAGCTGTGTTGCTCCTTGCAAGAGAAGTAATAGCTACAACTTCATCATCTGAATCCATGTTGATTAAAGTTCCAACATTCATACCTTTTGAAATATTAGTTCCAACTGGTATTTCATCTACAATAATCTTAAACATTTTTCCTTTTTTAGTAAAAATAAGAAGATTATCAATAGTATTGGTAGATATTGTAGACATAATTACATCTTCTTTTGTTTTAACACCTTTTCCGTTGCGGCGTTGTACTTTAAAAGATTTTTGAGGAACTCTTTTAATATTTCCAGTTTGAGAAAGAATTACAACACAGTCTTCTGGAACAACCTCTTCAATTTCTTTGTCTTCTGGTTTTACTTCAATATTAGTAAGTTCGGTGCGGCGGGCGTCTCCATATTTTTTTACAATATCAGAAAGACGAGATTTAAGAATACCTTTTTGTCTTTCTTCATTTGTTAAAATATCTTTTAAATCTGCAATTTTATTTTCTAATTCTTTTGCTTCTTTTTCTAATTCTACTTTTTCAAGTCTAGCAAGAGAAGAAAGTCTCATAGCCAAAATTGCTTTAGCTTGATTTTCTGTAAAACTATATCTTTTTATTAACTTTTCTTTTGCGTCAGTAGCGTTATTAGATATTTTAATTAAATGAATAATATCATCAATAACAGTTAACGCTCGCAGTAAACCATTAACAATTTCAAGTCTATCAACAGCTTTATCTAAATCAAACTTAGTTTCATTAATGATACATTTAATATTGTGATTTACATAAATATCTAAATAGTCTTTTAAAGTTAATAAAGCAGGAATTCCTTTATCTGTTAAAGCATACTGATTAGCATTAAAAGATTTTTGCAAACTGGTTTTTGAATATAATTTTTTTAATATTGCAGCTGGATTTGAAGAACATTCAATTTCAATACAAATATTTTTACTACTTTTATTAATTACATCTTCAATTCCACTATTTTCTTCTTCTACTGCATATTTTTTAATTTCTTCAATTAAAGGTTCAACATATACTTGATATGGAATTTCTGTAATAATAATATAATTATTTTTAATTTCAGCTTTTCCTCTTAATACAGCTTTTCCTTTTCCTGTTTTGTATATAATTGGAAGTTCTTTTTTATTAACAATAATACCGCCACTTGGAAAAGATGGTGCTATATTATCATAATCTATCTCACCTGTTGAGATATATTTATCAATAATATTAGCTATTTCTGTAAAAGAATGTGGTAACCATACATTGGCGATTGTGCTGCCAATTCCTTGACATCCATTTACCATAAGTCTTGGGAAAATAGCTGGTAAAACAACGGGCCATTTATCATCATCAGAAAAATTTGGTTTCATTGGAACTGTATTTTTATTAATGTTGGCAAGCATACCTTCTTCAACAATTTTAGTGAGTCTCGCTTCTGTATATCTACTTGCTGCAGGCTCTCCACTAATTTGTACAGAACCATTTGCCCCATGCCAGTCAATTTCGGGAATATTATTTATCCATTTTTGAGACATTCTTGCAAAAGTTTCATAGATGGCCGTATCACCATGAGGCCACCAATTTGCGATTACCCCTCCACTAATTTTGGCAGATTTTACATGAGGTTTATTACTTTTATATCCTTTTTGATACATTTCCCAAATACAAGCTCTTTGACCTGGTTTCAATCCATCTCTGGCATCGGCAAAGGCTCTTTGATAATTTACCTCGTGAGAAAAATCAAGAAAATTTTGTGATAATTCTTTTGTTAATTCAATAGTATTCATTTTCATTCTCCTATGTTAAAATAAAATTAGATGTTGTTAAAAGTAAATCTTCAATACATAGATTTTTATGATAACAAGGAATACGAATTAAAGGGATATTGTTTTTAAAGCAAAAATGATTTTTTTCTAAATCTCGTTGGTGTATATCACTTAATAATTCTCGATTTTCTCTTTGCTCAAAATGTTGTATTCCATCATATTCAATAATATATGAATTATTTACATAAAAATCAAATCTATAATTTTTTAATAAAATTTTTTCTTGTTCAAATGAAATATTATTTTCTTTTAATAAAGCTGCAATCTTATTTTCTCCTGTTGATCTCAAACAACCACAACTTTTTGTATTTCCATTTAATAAATATTGAGCTTCTTTCTCACAAAAATTTCCACAATCACATCTACATTTCCAAAAATATGTTCTTCCTTTTTTCTCCAATCTCTCTAATACGACTAATTTTCCAAAACGTTGACCTGTTAAATCTTTAAAGTATGGAGTTTTTATATTTTTTAAATTTTTTAAAGAAGAACATTTTTTACACATTGTAATTGGGTTAGGCTAATTTAAATGGCTTCCCCTTACCTACCAAAGACCATGACAAATAGGACATTCACAATTCCACATAGCTTCTCTATTTTTATTTCCCGCATAAGAAATAATTTTAACTCCAGAAGATGTTATTGTATTGGATCTATCTTTAATCCGACTCATTTGCCTCTCCTTCGTGCTGTAACAAAAATCTCCTTCTTGGAGGAACTGAAGTTCCTAAAAGCATCTCTATCATTTGTTTTGCTTCATTTTCATTATTTACGATAATTTTTGCTATATTTCTTGTATCAGGATTAACAAGAGCATCTGCAAGTTCTTCACTGTCTTGTTCACCTAAACCTTTATTCCTATTAATTAAGAATTTTTCATTTTTATGTTTATTTTTATATTCATTTAATTCATTTTCGTCTTTTAAATAAATATATTCATTTTTCTTTGTAGTAATTCTAA